GAGCTTCTGCTGTAGGTAAATCATATTCTTTACTTGGTCTTGTTAATACTTGTACTATTTTTGCCATTATCTACGTCCATCTGGTTGTGTATCTAATCTAAAAGTTCCTAACTTCCAACTTTGAGCAGATCCTGTATTTTCTACTTTTAATGCTATAGCTCTTGCTCTAGCTCTTGTATCTACCTTTTGAGTAGAAGAACTAATATCAAATGGTCCAAGTGAAGAACTAGCAGCTGTATCATTTGGAAAATTTCTTAAATTTAAAGTAACTCTTGTATTACCAGTTTGAGATATAAAGTCAGGTATAAATCTTCTAATCTTCATTATAAATTCACCATCTCCTCTAAATGTTGCAACTCCTGTTTGTTGACCTGTTGATGTACGAGATTGTGTAATGTCAAAATCTCCTGATGTAATATTTGCAGTAATAGCTGTAACAGTTCCACCTTTAACTTGATCGGTTCCTGTTTCGTGTTGATAGTATGTTGTTCTACCTTCAGTGTTTCCCACAACATCAAAAGATGTATCTGTAGCTGCATCGTATTCTAATGCATGCGGGCTACCAAATACTGCAGAATCTTCCCACATAGTTCTAGCTAATGTGCCCACAGTCCACACTGGTCTTTGCGGTGAAGAGTCAAAATAATTGTATGCAACCATTCTGTTTACAACAGAAGATCCTGTTGTTGGATAAAACCACATTACTTCACCAAAAAGATTATTTAATCCTGCAGATACCATTTGATTACCAGACTCTAAATTTATATTATTATAAACGTGATCCTCTACTAAACATGGTAATGATTCTAGTTTACCAGCATATCTAAAAAAACCATTTTCTGACATCCAATATGCAGCACCATCAACTTCTACACATGCATTTTGTCCAACAAGTCCACAGTTAGTTCCAACTTGTGCAAACGCAAACGTAAATGGTTGACCAACAAAACGTTGTGTAAATAGTGCTGTATCAGTCCAAACATAAATTGCATCACGACCTCTGATTGCTCCTCTGATCTGTGATCCA